TCTTTCTTTACCTTCTTAAACTCAACATCTGCTGACTCATCATAAGCAAGTTTTTGCTCTTTGCTCTCAAAGTCTATCTCTATATGCTTACATAACCGTCTTAAAACAGTTTTCCTTGCCATTTCTGAGAAGCTCTTAGTCCAAGCCTGTCCAGTAGACATCTTAGAGTATCCTGTGCGTACAGCATCAATATCTTTGATTGACATTGTTTCATACTGCATGCCACCATCATCATATAAAACAACAGCAAACGCTCCAATGATAGCTTTATCGTTAAATGGCATAGGTTTAAAGTTTAAGCTTTGTCTGCCATCCATAACTATCTCGTCAAACTGGTCTCCATCTCTAACTATCATTGAATAAACTTCTTTAATAGATCTTATAGAATATTTCTTAGCAAGTTTAATCTCTCCCTTATAGTCGGTCTGGAACTGTAATTCCTTGCCATAGGCAATCGCATAACATTCCTTACTCATAAAGTCTAAACCTAAAAATGCTCCCTTTAGGATAGTTCTAGCAATAGATGTTGGATCTATTTGTGAAAGTTTATCTTTAGGTATATCCTGAAGCACGGTCATAGCGTTCTGAACAAATCTTGTCTTATTGAAATCTTTTGGCATCGCATCCATACGTTCGTCTATCATCTTAGTAATTTTAGAATGAACTAATATTAGCCCTGTTTCTTGTTTTTCTTGTTCCATTTAAATTTCCTCCTGTTCAAATTCTTTAGCTGGTCTAAATATGTTCAATAAATCTTTAACTGAATTTATTGGTAGATTACTTAGATTAGCTATTCTGTTTCTTAGCCCTGTATAGACAAACGCTCTTGTCTCACGTTTAATGTTTCGCACCCCCTCATCTGACATATTTCTATTTAAGTGAGATAGAGAACTCTCTGCAATAAAAAACCTGTCCTCAAGGTCTTTAATCCTTGTTCCTAGGCTATCTATTACTGTATGGATATGAGGAATTTCTTTGATTGTATCTCGTTGATTGGCTTCCTCGCTATCAATCAATTCTTTTGCAAGCTCGCAGTCTAGTTTCAAAATAGCTCCTCCTATCGATAATTAAAATTATACTCAATTAACATAGCAAGTCAATTAAAATAGCCCAAATAGTTTTTTTCTTGGCACATCAATTTCTATATGAGTTTTATCTAAAGTATAGGCTGTATATCTGTCTTTCCCCTTATACTCGTCTTGGGTCTTAGTAATCATAAACCCCATCTCTACTAGGTCGTTCTTTCTCTGGATAAAATTCATTATCCTGGGACTGAATGGATGGTTTCTCTGGATAGTTTTATTTTTATAAAGCTCAATAAACATACGCTCTTTCTGGCTTAACCTTTTTTGTTGGCTCATCTTGAAGCATAATTTAAAAAAATATTCATTTGGCTTATCTGAAACGATTATTTGTTTTATCATGACGCACCCCTTAAATTTATTTATTGATACTAATGGAAACTCCTTTCTTTTGAATTGCTTCTGATAAATAATAACTTGCAAAGAAGTTAATTATTGTGAGAATGATAGTTGCTACTATAATAACCTCAATGATCCGTACAAAAATAGATAAAACGCTAAATCCTAGCTTCATCCGATATACTCCTCCATTAGTTTTAATAAAAAAACTATAACAATAACAATAAATAAAATCTTACCAAAATATGTAAGTGAATAGCAAATGTCCATTATGTCAAACTCTCCTTTAGTTTCTCAATATCACTTGCTCTAATCCACATATCGTTATGTGTCTGGAAACAACTCTCTAACTCTAACACTTCATCTAGCACTTCAAGTTTGGCTTGCTTGCGTTGTTCTATGATGGAGTTTAAAAAACATTCTTCTGGAACATCTCCACACGCATTAAATAAATCGCTAAACTCTTTTTCCCATGCTTGCATAATATTTATCATAATCATTCGTGAAACAAAAACAGTAATAAGTAACGTTAATATTATTATCTTATCTAACATAATTACTTCTCTCCTATCCCGTATTTTGCTTTAAGCATATTAAGTTTGTTATAGTCTACCCCAGTTGCCTGACAATATCGGCATTGCGATTGTATTGCTTGTCCTTCTTCGCCTGCTTCTATGGTTACACCTTCACCATTACACCATCCACATGTCCAATCTAAGCACTCCTTTGCTACCTCTCTCTTAATCCTCTCAATTTCTGCTTGTGCGTCTGACTTGGCTCTAATTACTGTATTCCTTCCACCTCTTCTACCACTTATATTGACCATCTGGAAAAAACTTTCTACATCCTTCTCATCTACCATTAACATAATCTTGCTCTCATTCTCAATCTTCATGCTTTATCCTCCACCAACTCTAAGTAACCATCAGTAAACTTCTTGAACTTGCGACCTGTAAGTTGTTTCCAAGTAACATTCATTGCGTCTAATTCGTTGTCTCCTAACTGTACCTCATGTCCACCATACGCTAAATAATACTCCCATTCTTCCAAAAACTCATACTCTGGCTCTGGTGGTAGTATTTCTAGGTCAGCAATATTCATAGTCCAAATGTCCTTATGCCCTTCTCCATCTGTACCTGCAAAATTTAACCATATTCCGTCTTTCGATGGTGCTACCCATTCAACAGTTATAAACATATCACTATTGCACCAAGTTTTTTTAGTTACCTTATCGCCAATTTTTACTTCCATTATTTCTTCCATTTTACTTTCCTCCTGTTTTTATTTAACGTTTTACCTTCTCTATTCCTCCTTATTATTTAATCTCACATATTCCTTAAAACCAAACACACGCTTACTAGGAATATTACTAATGCTCTAGCCATCAGAATAACCTCTCTTGCTTATTCACAAATGCACAATCAAAAATATGTTTCCCAAGCTTACTGTCTACACAATTTCTATATATCTTACGCTTATCTATTCCGTCATACTTACTTAAATCAATACCTGTTTTTTCTTTCCAGATTTGTAGTGTCCCATTTTTTATTTCGCCAGGTGGTATGTCTTTTGGTTGAATATAGAAGTTAGCCCAAAAGATATGCCTTCCTCTTTTTTGACCATCGATAAGTAAATCATAGTAAGGAATTACATTCTCAATAACCCACTTTTGTTTTTTATCTGCCATATATTGCAAAAGAATAATCTCCTGATATAGCATCATGTTCGGGTATTCTGCTTTGTTTTGACCACTATTCACTCCACATAAGCGTTGTTGGCTATGAGTAGGACATGGTGGACTAGACCATATAAAATTAAACTCTTTGTAATGGTCCAGCAAGTATTGATGTGCATCTGCAACTATAACAGTATCGTTAGGAAAGAACTCTTGATATATAGAAGCAATCTTTTCGTCTAACTCAACTGCTGTTACCTCGTGTTCATCACCCCACAACTTCCTGTTTCCTCCTATGCCACAGTAAAGATTTAATATTTTAATTTTACCTAACTCCATCATTCACTCCTTAAAAATGGTTTTTACTTGTAACTTTTTTCGGAAAATTACCGTTACAAACTGTCTTAATGAATCTACGCCTAGCAGAAGCCCAAGCAGAAGCACTAGCAGAATAAAAAGCAGAAGCCCTAGCAGAAGCCAAAGCAGAAGCACTAGCAGAAGCACTAGCAGAATAAAAAGCAGAAGCCCTAGCAGAAGCCCTAGCAGAATAAAAAGCAGAAGCCCTAGCATAAGACAAAGCAGAAGCACCTATTTCATCGTACGCATACAGATTAATTGTATTTATTATTTTGCTATATGCTTTTAGCTCTTTTTTAGGAATAAACTTTTTTACATATAGTGCATTAGAATATGCGAATAATCTTAATTCTTTCTTAAGCCCTAGAACCATCTCAGCAACCCAACAAGCATCATCAATATCGTTAATCTCTAAAATACGTTGTAGTGTTAATGGTTCATCATCAGCCTTAGTTTTACCCAGTCCTTTTAATAGTTTCTGCCAACCACTCTCGCATGGTTTAGCTTTTCTTATCGCTTTTAATGTTGTTGTTTTCATCATTACTCCTTGCTCTCTATGTAATTATCGACCATCGATTTTTCGTTGTAGCTCAAGCTCAAGTAGTTACATCGCTCTCTTGTCTCGCCAATGTCATGCGTCTCTGCCCATGCTTGCATCACCTTCTTTGCTAGTGTTCCTCTGTTTATTGTCTGCTCTGGTTTACTGTACATTTTTATAGCTCCTTTAACTTCAATATTTTAAACAAAACCGATACTACTTTTTTGCTTAACAATCCTTTACAATACATATCAATAATTAACTTTTTTATGACCATTTTCGCTCCTTTTGTTCCGTATCTATCAAGCAATGTTTACTCAAAGAATACTGTAGTTTTATGCTTCCCCCTGATGGCTCTCCGATATGAAAGTCTTTAACCTTTTGAACTATTATCTCAGGTGTGTTGCAAAGTCTATCGCCATCTTTTGCTCTATGAACAATCACACCATAATCAGCCATGTTATACCAACTACTACCTCCACTTATTGAATATAAGTTAGGTATCTCATCTTTCTGTAGCTTCTTTGGATGTGCTATAAATATAACTAAGCAATCATTCTTTCTAGCGAACACAGACAGCTTTGCAAGTATCGTATCAATGTACTTATCCTCTCTGTCCGTAAAATCGTTATTTAGGCGATTATAAGGGTCTATGGTAAGAGTTTTAATGCCATATCGCTTTACTGCATACTCTCCATATTCGACTATCTCATCTATTGTCCATGCTTTATCTAATCCAAACCTATAAATATGTTCTTCAAAGAAGTCCATACATTCTTCTAGCTCTTGTGGTGTTATTTCGTTCTGTATATTTCCTCTAAATGCTTTACCCTTATAAAACTGAGCAAACCTTGCAAAATGGTTCTCAAAAGTGTTCTCCATAGAACAAATTAAATGCTTCCATCCTGAGCTTATTGTTAGGTTATATAGTAAGTTATCTGCAAAGAATGACTTTCCTCGTGTTGGTATACCAGTAATTACCATCAAGTGTTTAGGTTTAATGGTAAATATCTTGTCCAGTGAACCCCAACCTGTGCTTATCCCAGACTTGTATCCGTTCCTATGAAACTCTAGTATCTTTTCTCTGTTAGATGATATTGTTTCTATCCCTGACAACTCAATATACTCTGCTTGAAGTATCGCTTTTTTTATTAACTCTTTGTCTTTAGTTAGTGCTTCGTTACAATCTTTTACTTCAAATTGTTTCCACTTTACTATCTTACATTTTGCTTTACCTAAACGCTCTATTAAGTTTTCTCTTAGAACATGACCAGCGTTATCATCATCAACAGCTAAGATATATGTATCAAAGCTCTCTATAAAAGCAAAACAGTTATCTAAACACTCTAACTTCTTTTCACTTGCTCCCTGAGGTACGCTTACTGCATAGTATCCCATCTCAAAAAACGATAATACATCAATCTCACCCTCAACTATTATCAACTCTTTAGCGTTGTTTGGTACTAAGTCCATACCATAAAAAGTTTTCTCTGCGTCTTTCTCTTGCCTAAAAGTCTTTTTACCATCTCCAAGATTAGTACGATATTTTACATTAACTAAAACTTCATTCTTAAAGTATGGCAATATTATCTCGTTCTGTTCATTAACACCTATCTGATAAGCATCAATAGTTTCTTTTGATATGCCACGCTTAGAGAAATAATCATATATCTTTTCTTTGTTATCTTTTTCTATTGGCTTACTTGGTCTTGTGTAGTTCTTTGTCTGAACCTTAAACTTTCTTTCCTCATAAGGTATAAAGCCTGAGTTTTCGCATCCTACGTTATGACAATGATACAATACTCCATCTTGCTCAAAGGTAACACTCAGGCTTCTATCGGTCTTATTTTTGCGTTCATGACTACATACTGGGCAAATATACTTCCCTGACTTTGCCATATCTAAACCTATTTCTTGCATACGCTGTCTGTAATTCATTTTAACAACTCCCATTTAATAGCATTTCTTAACCAGTTTCTAAAAGTGCTTTTATAATCTTTATATTTCTTACCCTTAGATTGAATATCATCAATCATTTTTTCTTTGTTTTCTTTTACAAAAGATGAGTTAAATCTACTTTTTGGAGATGTATCTAATTTTTCTTTTTCTGTCACTAGCCAATTAGTAAATTGTTCATCGTTTCCCCAATCCCAACTTATAAACTTTTCTAAAGAATTAATTTTGTTATAACTATATTCTTCTTCTACTTCTACTTCTACTTCTACTTCTACTTCTAATTCATGCGGACAAACCGCAACCACTTGGTTGCCAACTTGACAACCATCTGACCGCAAGTGGTCATAGCTTGGGATTGAGCTAGTTTTAATCCTATCTTTCCTTAGTGTTTGGAAATCTTCGAACCTGTTAAAGTGTAAGTAGTCTATCCCATCTACTTGGTATAGCAATAATAAACCAACCTTGCAACATTCTGCCAACCATTTGCCAACCATTTGGTAGTCAATCTTAGTCTTTTTATTCTTAGGGAAACAAACATCTTTAATGTATCCTATTGAACCTCTTACATTCCCATAATCATCTGTTTGCGTTAGTAGTCTATTGTAAAGGCATTCTGCTTCAAACCCTATCTGGCTGAACTTTTCTGACGTTGTTATGTTTTCGTGGAGCATTCTTTTAGTCATTTTGTATTTCTCCTAATCTCTCTATTAAGTGTAATTTTTTATGACACTCTACACATAGAGTTATTCCATTATTTACGTCAAATCTTAAGTTAGGATATAAGAAGAAATCTTTAATGTGGTGTACTTCTAATATTACATTGTCGCTACATATTACACACTTATTATTATCTCTATTTAAAACTTTTTTCTTCCAGTTCTTCATTTTTGCTGATTTTCTATCTGTCCTACAATTTGTCTGATATTTAATATATTCTGAATATAGTTTATCTAAAGAACTACTTTTTATTTTTCTAATAATTTCTAATTGTTTCTCTGCCATTTCGGTCTCCTTTAATTTTTCTAAGTATATCTCCCTCTAAATATTTCCAGTACGTTGAAAGAATAGTAGTAACAGCAGGTGGAACATTAACGTCTTTTAACTCGTTTTCCATTCGCTTATACTGTCTGCTAAATATCTTTTGAACTTCTTCTTCCATTTCGGACTCCTTCTTTGTCTTACTGCACTAGCCTCGCATGGATATAATTATACTTAAAGAAAAAGTAAAGTCAACTATTCTAAAATAGAAATTGTATAGCCAGCTAACTTTAAGCATTCTGAGATAGAATTTATAAAGTTTTCAGCATCTTTTTTGGAGTATCTTATAACGTCTTGGTTGTCTTCTCTGTAAACATAGCTATTCCCGTCCTTGGTTAATAAAAATCTGCATATTTTAGAATGGAATTGTGTCTTCATCTACAGAAGCAACTGCTTGACTACCATTATGGTTATCAGGACTAATGAGAATAAGCTCGTTGTTCTCGAATTTTATCTCAAATTCTACGCCTAGAAGCTTGAATTTATTACCGTAAACCATAGCCAATAGAACTGATTTATTAAAATCAATCTTTTCTTTAGTGGTTGGGTAAGATATAACTTTCCAGTTAGATTTATCTTTAGTTTGCTCCAGGCGAACAACATTAACTTTGCTAGTAGCTAGATAATATAATTCATAACCGTTATTTGTGAATTTCTTAAACTTTTGTAACATGATTTCTTGACTCCCCTTATTGTATTTGTGAGATACATTGACCAGAGGAGTGGTTTATATCTCACAATTCAATTTTAGCCTAATCGGGTTTGTTTGTTAATATCGCTTTGCTGACTGAACCATCTTGGAGCAAAACATTTAAAGCGATTTCTGATCCCTTGGTGATACTTCCATTGCCTAACCTTTTCAATAACTCTTTCAAATCTGCTTTTATCCATGATAGTACAAGTTTGTGTTTTACGTGATATCTTTCTTGTTTAGATTGTTTCTTAGCGTTGTCTGATTGCTCTATTTTCTGTTTTTCTTGCATAACTCATACTCTCCTATCAAAAAAAATAGTTTGTTCAATATAGGGGCAATTACAACACTTAGTTATTTCGTCTTCAGTCTCTATAATTTGAACTGTTTTACATTCGGGGCATTCAACGAGTGCATATCCTAGGTCTTCAAGTTCTTGCAATAATTCTTCTTGTGATTTAGTCATGGCTTAGTTTCTCCTGTATTTTTGAAATATGTTTTTTTTGTATATCTAAGGTGCTTCCAGTTTGTGCATAAATTGGCAACTTCTGTTTATAAAAAAATAATGCGTTATATAATGCAATAGCTTCTTTGTTGGTAAGTTTAATTGTTTTCATGGGTTATCCTTTCATCTGTTTTGAATAATAGGTCGTTGATCCATTCTAGCATTATTTATTCCCTCCTTTCATAGATTTGCTCTATCGTGTAGTTGTCTTTACCATAGATTGACTCTGCTTTATTAAAAGCATCCATTAAGTTATATCCTGAAAACTCATACGTTCTTTTTTCTCCTGTTGTCTTGTTTGTTATTATAACTTTTATCAATTTAGTTTCCTCCTTTCTCTTGCCTTCATCAGTAGCATAAATTAATGCTATACTCCCATTGCTGGGAGTTTCGGGCTTTAGATAATTGAAGGGGTCATTTGAGCAAGTTCTCTACATTGTTTATCGGTTATAAAGCCTAATCTTTTTAAGTCGTGCATATTGTTATAGTTAGTATTAAATACCATATCCATATCCATCCCACATCCTGTAATTCTAAAATAGTCTGAGTCTTTAACTTGTGTATAGCCTAACATTTTAAAAAAGAAATAGTAATTAAGGTATTGGTATTTTTTTCTAGCTAGTGGAGCTGGTGGGTTGTATTCGCATGATAGAAATTTTATAGTTCTGCTCATGCCACTATCTGAGACGGTGTTGTCTATATTACATATCATAGACCCGTTTTTGATAGCGTTAATATATCTTTTAGCCTGTGATATAAAGTTTTCAACTTCGTCATTGCCTTTAAGTCCTGTATACTCCTGAACGTTTTTTTTAATTGTGTTTAATGATTTCATTTTGTTTTCTCCTTGATTTGATTTATTATAGATAGTCCAATAAAGCTGCTTCCATGGCGTCAAAGTCATCTCCTAAAATACATTCCATAGCTGAATATAATTCTGAACCGAAAACATCCTCTAGCTGTTCGCACATCTCTAAAACTCGTTCCTTTTGCTCGTTCTCTACTTCACTGAAACATACTGCATTCATGATTTTATTTCTCCCTTCCATGGTTTTATCTCTTTTAGCTTCTTAGGTGTCCAGTGTAGATCAAGCTCAACGCCTGAATAAATAAGTTCCTGAATACTTATATATCCAAGTTCGGCGTTTTCTGTGTCCCCGTTTAATACAGCATAACCAAAGCATTGTATTTGCTCTTCTGAGCTGTCTCTCTCTATTATGTACCAATCAGATCCACCGTAGAAATAATGTAGATGTAATATTGTTTCGTTGCCTTGACCGTCTGTTTCGTATGGTTTAGGCATTGTTATAATTAATAGCTCTATCTCGTTTAGCTTGTCTCTAAAATAGTTTTTTTCTTCGCCTTTTAAACCTTGCTCTATAACGGTTAACTGATCTTTGCTTATCCATTCTCTAATATTTATTAGTCCTAACATTTTGTTTACTCCTTGATTTGATTTGATTTTAATTAATACTAAAACTAACGTATACTTGAACTTCTCCGAAATATGTCATCTTACTTCACCTCCACTAAATCCATAGTATATCCACTATTCTTAAGAAACATCTTAGCCTGTTCTCTAGCTCTCTCTTCAGTATCTGCTATGATAGTAGGTAATATAATCCCGAACTCATAGAAATAATCTTTCTTAGCCCTCACATTAGATAACCTCATAATCAACTCATCAAATGATGGAAGCTCTTGAGGATAGTCCTCAACCTCATCAGGAAACATATCAACTAACTCTCTCCCTAACTTTATCCATACTTGGTAAAAACCATCAAATTGGTCATTCTTGCTCATTTTTTTCTCCTTTCCTTGATTTGATTTTTAATTGATACTAAAACTAACGTATACTTGAACTTCTCCGAAATTAAGCAAATACTCCATAAAATAATACACCTTCCCTTCTTGATCTGGCTCTTCAGTGCTGGGAGATCATCCCCAGTAGACAAGTCAAGCTTTCGCCTGACCTGTTTCGCCTAAAATAGTTTTTCTTGTGTAACCGTCTCGATGTTTTTGCTTCCGTGCATTACTCGGATTTCTTCTAGGCTGAACACCTTCTTACACTTTTTAACATATCCTTCAGGATGCCAATACCATGCTGTCTTATTCTTGCTGAATCTACAGCCTACGTTTTTTAACGTGTCCTTGTGAGGGTAAGTCTGACCTGTGAACCAAAGCCAAGATCCAGCAAGTTCAATCTCTATTCCCTCTAATATAACAGTTTGCTCTAGGATATCTCTGTAGACCTTATTATCTTTGAGTTCTGTCTCTGTAAACTGTTTCCCATCTCTACCGAATGCCTGAGTTTCTAGCATTTTGTCATATTCTGCATTGATCCTCTTCATTGTCTCGGTGTCTCCGCCTTTGTCAGGGTGATGGATCTTGACCAGGCGTTTATACTCTGCTTTTAACTCCTGTAACGATTTAACCTCTTGAAAATACTTCATAATTTTAACTCCTTTCTTTTTATGGTTTTTGTGCTTCTCGCTGTTCCTGGATATATTCAGCGTCTAAGCCTGAAAACTGCCAATGTGTAAACAAACAAAACAAAACAAACAAAACTAAAATATACTTCATGTATTCACCTTCTTTCTGTCTTATAGTATGTACCTACTATACTCTTCTTTATTCCCTTTAACAATACTTATAAAACATGGAAAATTTACGTTGTATTTATATCTTATCTTAATATAACTATATTTATATCTTAATACAACTAATACAACACAACTAAATACAACTAAATACAACTAAATACAACTAACAAACACAACTAATATAACTACTCTTTCCCTGCTATTCTCTTTATATCTATATTACTTTCTCTTATTTCTCCAGTTTTATAGTTATACTTATTATTAGATTGTTAATAACTTGTGGATAACTGCCTGTTGATGCGTACTAATCGAATAAAATTAGATTATGGATTAGGTTCTCAGTATCGATTGCTTCACTTTTTCTTATTTGATGGTTATCTGATAGCTTTGCATGTGCTTATACGTGGATCATTGGTTGAACTGGACTGTTTGAACTGGTTTATGTGCATTTCTCGTGCATGTGTACACTATATGCAGTGTTTGGCAATTATTATGCACAATATTACAGTAGATAAACTTAATACATTCTCTGTAAGCCAATAGATATAAGGCTTCTGTCATTCTATGTCGCATAATATACAATACGTAATCTTTGAGTTTTAGTCCTGGTTCATGGTTCAGAGCAGACTCAGACTACACACGGGGGAAAAAGGTCTTTGAGATACGGACATGAGTGGGGGTGTGGGGGTTTATTGATACGCCTGACCACGAACCTAGGTATGCCACGGAAAAATTTTCAAAAAAAAATAAAACTTTTTTGTTATTGTGGAGATATATTGAGTGAAAGTGGTTTAATGGTGTATGATTTAGTGTATGAGAAGCAAATGGTGGAGCAACAGGAGAGAGCTGAGTGAAAAGAAGTTTGTTGAGGTTGTGAAGAAGCTAAATTTCAAAAAAAACGGGGTTAAGAGTGTGGAGGTTTGCTTGGAGTTGAAGGGCGAGTATTGTGTGGTATTGCCTGTGAGTTTGAATTAGAGGAGAGATTATAAATGAGCAGTGATTTAACGGTACAGAGTGGGGAGTTAGATGGGTTGGTGAGTGCTAGGGCTGAAGAGCTTAAGGTGTTGGGGTTTGAGAATATAGATAAGTTGGGAGAGTTATGGGGGAAGGGGATAGGTGTGTTGGAGGGTAGACTTGGTGTACTTAATGATGAAGAGGAGTTTGATTTGAGGGATGTTAAGACGTATTTTGAGAGTTTGAATTTGCATGTACGGACTGGGAGAGAGATACTTAATTTGAATAAGACAGCAAGAGGCGAGAAGACAGGTGGGCTTTTGGAAGAGCTTGGGCTTGTATGAAGGATTGGAAAGAGGAGTATAACGAGCTATGTGATAAGCTGGAAAAAGAGGGTGTTTATCTTAGGGACAAGGCGTGGAGGATGAACGCTGGGATACTTTATAAGATACAGGATAAGAGTGGGAAGACAGTACCGTTTATAATGACGGAAATCCAAGAAGAGATACATAAAGAGATAGATGGGCATGGACGGGTTGTCGTGCTTAAAGGTAGACAGATTATGGCAACAACGGTTGTTATGATAGATTTTTTGGACGATTGCTTGTTTGAGGATAACATGGTTGCTAGGACAATAGCTGATAGCGAGAATACGATTGAGATATTGTTCAAGAAGGTAAAGTTTGCGTATGACCATTTGCCTGTAGGGATACGGAAGATGTTTCCACTAGAGGCTAGTAATAAGTATGAGATAAAGATAAAACGAAGGAATAGCCATTATTTGGTTTGTTTAGGGCTACATGGTGAGACGGTTCGTGATTTACATTTCTCCGAGGTTTCGTTTATTTTGGAGAAGGATATGGGGAAAAGGGTAGATGAGAGCTTGGAAGCTGTGCCTCAAGGGATAGGGAAGACTAAGATAGTTTATGAGAGTATCGCAAATGGGAGTAGTGGAAGCTTTGCTGATATGTATAGACAGGCAAGAGATGGTCAGAGTAGCTATCATGCGTTGTTCTTTGAGTGGTTTAGGCATTATGAATACCAGAAGGCTGTAACTGATGTTGAGCGAGAGATTATTTTAGAGACACTAAACGATGATGAGAAGAAGCTGATGGCGAATAAGGGGCTAAGTGTTGAA